CGCACCAGCTCGCAGCGGTGAAGCTTTTATCAGGACGCAACTGCGAGCGCACAGGATATTCATCGCCTTTAATGCGTAAAACTTTATTTCTACTGGGGCTTACAGTGGTTTGGCCGAGGATTGTGTTTGCCCACGAAGCGTAATTTGATGGAGATCTGCCACTACCATCACCTGTAGCATTAAGGGCCATAAAATAGTTGCGGTCATGATCTGCAAAAAGATCAAAAACCCAGTATACCCGCTGCTGCAATTGGTCTGTTGCTTGTATCGCAATTTTGTGCCGACCAGCCACCGGATTCTGCCAAGTTAAAACTGCAGGTTGATATTCAAAAAGCCCAGTCGAAGGGTTGCGAATAAATCGCCCATCCATAGTCATGCCGGTGGGCGCTTGCACAATCTCATACAACACCGGCCCGTTAGCTCCATAGGCGTAAAAAATTTGCTGCCACTCTAAGCCTGGGTATGCGGTGTTCCAGTTCTGCACGACGTGACGCGAGCGAGTATCCGGCCAGTATGCCTGCATCCCAAATGGGGATGGACTAGACAGATAAATTGACGGGAATAGATATTCCGTGTCGGTTGTTGGTGGGATATTTACATAGTCGCTCGACAGTATATTTGTGGTTGGGTTTTTCGGCAAGTTGAGCGATATTGTTTGTGGGTTTTGAATGCCCATTAGATTAACTCCAGATATTCATCAAGTAATGTTTTAAGGTCATTTTATTCCCCTCAAGCACATTCTCATTTCAGCTAATCTACGATTGTGTAACCCTGCGTAGTATATACCGTCAGAAGTTGACCACACATGTCTACCGTCTTCACTAAAAGCAATGGCTCTACAACCTTCTTTGATGTTCCCAGCGTTAATTAATCTAACAGCTCTGGATTGTTTACACACCCGTTCTACTCCCACATTGTGAGACAGACTGGTGATAGCATCAAAAACTTCTTGTGAAGCATAAGGCATACACTTGGACAACTTGTTTTGCGTATATGTGATTACAAGTTCTTCAGCCTCATGACACTCCCCATCTGTCCAATGATCACCAACAACGATTGGTCGTTTAGTGTATGAATGTTTTGTAATACCGTTACACACAGTTGGTAACCCACCAGCTAGCTTATCTGCATAGACTGTATTCACTGTCTTACCACCACTCTCCCACAAAGTAAGAAAGGATATAAGTGCTACAGAGGCTACAGTTAAACTTTTAGTTGCTACTTTCATTTAATTTTCTCAGTAGAAAAATCTGCCGAAAATTCTGACGGCAAAATATATTGAGTACCTGTAAAAAACGGGAACTTCAGTTTTCTTCATAGCAGTCAAGTAAACTTGATCTGCATATTTTCTTGGGAATTTCCTTGAATACAAATAATCATGTAACACAGAAGCTTCTATTGCCCTGTTTTTAAACATCAGGTATATAAACGGTATTCTGGGTACACTATCAACATCTGTAATAAATCCAGAAGGGACTTTAATACCACAAAGGTTGAAGTCTTTTACAAGCCTGTACTTACCTTTTCCAATATAACTTGCTGTGAGCAATTTTATTACTCCGCCAATTCAAAATCAGGAAGTTGGGAAATCAATTGATCAATAGGTGGAATTTGTGCGTTTGAACTTTCTTCAGATAAAAATGCTTGTAATAGTTCATTAGCTTTGGTGTACACTTTACTACGCCAAATAAACATAGACTCAGCTTCACTGGCAAACTTAGGATTAGGATCCCCACGATAACTAATCATGGTATATACAGAATCGTACTTGTATTCATTAGCCTTCTGTTTTAATAATGAATCAAGGGTTAATTCATATTCTTTTAGAATGGCATCTGTCGAAGGGGTATTGTCTACAACTTCATACTTAATTCTAACTTTACCTTGATATTTGTAAGGTGATCCTAAAACCAATGATTGATATTTAGATGTATTGGGTGCTGGTTGTGGGGTGATGTATTCATAATCTGTACCTTCCAAGGCTACACTAGAAAGTACAGCAGGGAAGGAGATGTTTTTATGTAATGATCTGAATTCTTGTTCAGACACCACCTGTAGCGTTGTTTTATTTACTATGATCATGTTCTTGTAACCTGCAAAGTTATGTCCTGCGTAAATAAATTACCAGTGTTGTTTTTATTTCTCATAGTTATCCTGATACCGCATGTAGTTACTCCTGCACTAGTTCTTGGATTAACTTTAATAGCGGAATTCAGGATGTTGTAATAGACACCTTTACTTCTGGAAGTTGTCCAATCTGCGGCTGTAGTGACAACCCAATCAGTGCTACCGGATAAATCCTCAAACTTCACTTCATTATAAATACCTGCATCCGAAGCCAGACTATTTAAAGTATTCCAAGGCTGTGGGGTGTTTAATGAAGATACAGAGTTATTTACCAACCTCACCTTCTGAAATGACTCGTCCCCACTCCCAGAGCCACAACGAATTCCCAAAGTAGTGATGCCATCTGTAGTATTTTCGTTATACCCTGTTGATAGCCCCCAAGTAAAACTTCTACTCAAACTAACCGGAATAGCACCAGATGTTGTTCCAACAAAACCTTGAGAGTCACGAATTTGAGGTGTTAATGTTCCAGTATAGCTTCCCATGTACAAAGGGGATATGCTTGCAGTTACCAAATAACTCGGATAGTTACCTGTTATTGTACACGTTATTTGATCACCAGATTTACTAATACTTGCACCCACTGAACCACTACTTGGAAAATCGGTGGCCCCCCAACCATCTGGATTAGGGGAGGCGATAGCTAATCTCGGGTCTCTGCTTATGAGTGTAGCCGTACTGTATGACAAGTTAGGTAATACTACAGGATTTACAGTCAATAGACTGATACCGGTTGAAAATGCCATTACTTATTATCCTTAGAAGATAAATACCCACGCCAATTTGCGGTACCTGCTTTAGTGAACACCAAAATATCAGTACCACTAGCTGTCAGTGTAGGGGCAACACCACCTGCCCATCTTGTACCTGCTGGCCAAGTCATTGTAAATGCCCCACCATTTGTCAACTCAAGTGTTATTGCACGAGCACCGTCAGTTGAAGGTGAAGGGAATACCCATGAACAGTTACCATTGGCTGTAGCTAAAACATGTGTACCATTAACAGTGCTAATTGTTCTAGTCCCACTACCTGTCCCAAGGTTGTTGAGTTGTTGTTCTGGAGCTTCGTATTGAGAGTTTAATCTACTAATAGCAGTATTTGCAGTATTAGTCGCGGTAGTTGCCTGATTATATGCAGTGGTGACAGCATTCTCTGTTGCGGCTAGGGTTGTACTTACACCAGATACAGAGTTACTTAATTGAACAATACCTGCATCAGAGGTTGAAGCTGCATTCAATCTATCATTAGCAACAATCCCAGTAAGGTTAGCGGCAGGAATATTCGTAAGTCCAGCTCCACTTCCATCGAATCTAACCGCAGCCATAACCCCTGACTCATCTCTAATGGGTACAGTATTCGCAACAGCACCGACAGTAAAAGTATAGGGTAAACGTTCTGCATTTATAGTACCCACCAGTGAGGTAGATGGTAGGTTAGTTAAACCAGAGCCGTTACCAGTAATATTCCCTGACATGGAAATATTACCGGTAATATCTATACCTGTACTAGTAGTTAATAATTTTAAAGCGCCGTTAAAGGATAAATAAGAACCTATAGTACCGTTGATACCAACAAATCTACCTGATTCAATGAGTATATCTGTACCTGGGCCACTACCAGCGAATATTCTCCCATTACTAACCCCAGATTGTTGTAACCAAATACTCGCTAGACCTACACTTGCATTCACAAAGATGTCTGTATTAAAAGTTTTAGTTCCGGACACTGTTTGAGAGGTATTTGTAGTCAAGGCATTAGTAATACCAGATGCCTCTACTGTTGTTGGTTTATTAAGTATCCGAGCATCACCACTAGTGGCATTCCAATCTGCATTAACATTTACTTCTGCACCAGCAGCTATTTCGTTTAATTTTGATTCTAACGCTGTAGTAAAAGAGGCTGTGGTGTTGGTGAGTACAGTTGTTAGTGGTTGCTTGCCATCGATCTGTGACTGCACAGCAGAAGTAACACCGTCTAAGTAACTAATTTCTGTGGCACTCACAATACCTATAGAAGTTGTCGGTGGAAGTACCACTGTTCCACTAAATGTGGGTGATACTAAAGGCGCTTTCAGTCCAAGGTCAGTTACTAAATTGGTAATGGTGGACTGTGCTTGTGTGCCTGTATGATTAGATCTGCTTAGTAGATACGAGTCTGTTTGGTTGGCTGTGGCATTTGTTGCAATGCCTGCAAGTTTATTAAAATTTGCAGCGGAGAAAAATCCAGACAATGAACTGGTAGCATCAGCGTGTGTGTGGCTAGCTGTAGCAAAATCCCCAACATTATTGAATGCAGCAGTGCCTACAGAGACAAACTCCAACCCAGACTCATCTAATTTTACTCTGGTTACTTTAGAAGCATTGCCAACATAACTATCTGGAGTATCAGTAAGAGCTGTAAAAGTTGTTCCACCACCTCCACCAGAAATAACAATATCACCAATACCGAGAATACTCGCACCATTGATGGTTTTAATATTTGTACCACTTACAAGTGTAGCTTGTTTAGAGGCAAGATCGGTTGTTAAATTTGTGATAGTTGATTGAGCTTGTGTTCCAGTGTGGTTAGCTCTGGACAACAGATAAGAATCTGTCTGATTAGCAGTTGCTCCAGAAGAAATGCCACTTAATTTAATCTTCTCTGAAGGAGTAAAAAAACCAGATGTAGTGGTGGTTGCATCAGCGTGTTGTGAACCACCTGATCCAATGTGAGAATTTGGAGTAGCACCAACGTCATTGGCATCAAGTATTACTGAACCTGTTTCACCATTTACACTTGACACACCCCCTGTGTTTGGAATTCTTTGCCACACTGTGCCGTTGAATCTAATCTCATCACCAATACTCCAACTAGATTCCCCATTAATCGTAGTTGTACCTCCAACAGATACTCTATAGAAGTCACCGTTACTCCCTACACCGCTAACTATTGTTGGTGTGTTGGTTGCAGCATTCCATGTCCCCTTATATGAACCGCTCTCTGGTAAGTATGTCGAGGGTACTTTATTATCAGCACCAAGAGGAGCTACACCGTTAGCAGTGCCACGCTGGGAATCATCCAGTTTATTGTCGAGGACTGTTTGTAAGCCTGCTACGTCTGAGATTGCTTTCGTATCAAGTACAAGACTACCACCTGTAAATTTGTAAACAGCTTCTGTACCTTTCAAGATGAAAGTTTTACCTACAGGAGGGACTGTAGAATACCACGCACCTTCTGCTCGGAAGTAAAAGGTGTTTTCTGTTGTTACAAAATATGCTTGACCGTCTAAAGGGGAGGTTGGAAGACTGGCGGTAGTGCTTATGGTTCCATCAAATCTAGTATTTAAAAAGAAAGCATAAGTAATCAGGTTATTATTCAAACCTGTACCCCAACCGTCCTCACCAGAAGACCATCCCCAAGCAAGGGAAATAAATGGATCTGTTTTCTGTGTCATTTTAATACCCTATAGCTATCCATCTGGCAGTTATACCGTTGTTGTCAGAATTATAAATAGTTAAATTAGCACCTGAGACAAAAGCTTTAGGTGATTGGAAGTCGCCAAGACTATTCATACCTAGTGATGACACTGCTGTGAAGCACTGATTAGTAAATGTAGCGACACTGGAAGAAGAGTTTGCAAAAACAAAAACTGATCCCCACCTTATCTCTAATCCAGACAACCATGATGGAAATTTTATAAATCCATTGGGTGAAAGTGATACAGAAAATCCAAGCTTTAATTTCTTAGGGGTAACAAACTTAGTATCGTTCACGCCGGAAACCACTTCAGGATCGGTTGCTCTTTGAACTAAACCTTCTTGATTGTCGTCGGCAGAAACTATACCTATCACTGCTCTTGAATTAGTAGCAGAAGGTGATATGAAAAGTTGATCACCGTTACTCCCTGCACCTAGCGTTTGTCTGGCAATAGATGAGGTCGCAGAAGATATCAGAGATGACCCAAAGGAGGTAAACCCTAGGGTGGTTCTTGCTGAAGTAGCAGTGGTATCATCTAATAGTGTTTTAATATAAGGTGATACTTGAAAATCATAGATCAACTTTTGGCCTGTTAGTATAGGTCTCCAGTATGTTTCCGCTACGTCAGTAATGGGGTTTTGATTTACATGAGTAATAAGACATTTGTAAATCGTACCGTTTGTACCAAGCACCCAGCTTTTTGTTGCAATGTATTCTGTTTCAGGATCCCAAACAAAACCACCATGTTGGTTGGCATGTGCTAGAAGAGAGTCGTGTTTGTTGTTTATGAAGTTTTCGATTTGATGGGGAGGGGCTTCTACTACCCAGCCTGTTGCAATCTTACTATCATCAGGAACAGTAATTACACCAGACGATGCCCATATTTGATTAATAGTACGTCCTGATGGTTTATTTATTTCTGCCACATCATATCTCCACAGAGAAATTCAAAATAACATCTGAATTATTCGTAATACCTGTCACTCTAATTTGACCTGTTGTTTTTACAGTTATTTTGAATGGACTGTAGGTGGAACCGTTATAAAAAGTCCCAGACACAATCTTATCCACTAGTATTGGTCGATACCCAACAGGTAATGTAGCTACGTCAATATTACCCGATGTAGCTCCTGCTGCAATATTCCCATAGACATGTAAAATACCAGACTGTACCGTTGCTTGCGTAATGCCTGTCAAATTAGTCCAAGAGTTAGTTAAAGTCAGTGTGGTGGTAGGTTTAGAATAGACAGAACCCTCAACAATCAAATCCCAATAAGTATTACTAGTATCTGTAGTGGGATTCTGATTTACGTGTGTAGTTTTACATCTGTACACATTACCTGAGACAGTGTTGACGTAACTATTAGCTGCGGTATATTCTGTTGTAGCATCCCAAATAGGAATACCTTTTTGATTATAGTGGGCAATAGCTGCACCGTGCTTATTGAATAGCCAGTTGAAATCTTGGAATGTCGGTATCTCCACAACAAAACCTTGATCAATCTTTAAATCTGTCGGGGTTCTTTTACCACCAACTCTAGCCCACACTTTCTCTAAAAAAGAGGGTTTTGTAATATCTGCCATTATTTACACCAAGTCTAAGTAGCTAGCTAAATAACCACCGTCAATTGTTGAAGAGGGTTGAGTTCCACCGAAATCAAAACCCCAATCATAACCAAATCCAGATTCTGCATCAGCATCGGCAAAACCTTTAGCATTAGGGATGCCCTGAAACGCAAAGAATTGCTCATTTTTAAAATAAGCGTACTCTATACCTACACCAATTGTCTTAGGGATGAGACGCGATGGGTAACCTAATTCATAAGAAACAAAAGATAAAAGATTTATCTCTAACGAACTCAATGCCCTCCCAAAAAAGATGGTAGCGGATGCAGTCCCCTCTTTTAAGTAAATAGGAGTCTCACCGAAAAGGAAACTGAGAAAACTTATTAACTCCTCTGGGGTAGAGGCAGTTCTATTTTTTAATATCTTTGATTTAATAAACAATCTGTAAGTGTTATCATCTAATGTGAAGTTACCACCTTTAGGGTTGCCTTCAGAGTAGAATACTCCTCCTACCGAAGGATCATTTATATCTCCGTATGTCTCTCCATTCGGATACCCAAGAAAGGCAAAATACCTGTAAACATCTAAAGATATTAACTCACGCGGTTGACCGACAATTCTTCCGATGATGTCCAACTGTTCACCGTAAGCTTCGTCAATGCTTCTTTGTTGCAGTAAATCCTTGAATACCTTCTGCACATCCTCCATGCTTGCAAAAATTAACTGTAAGTATTTATCGAATACGAGTTTATCTTCAAATTGATATGTTTTTCTTTCTCTTGCTTCAGACAAGAAATTTCTTTCAGGAAAAGGAACTATCATATTATCAACTCGTAATTACAATATTGATGCTTTGAAAGGAGGAGATTTGATTAAATGCTACTGTAATATTACTAACCCCCACAGGAGATGGACTGGTTCCAATAGCTAAACTATTGACTTGGTGACCAATGATACTATTAATCGGTGTGTATAGGCGTGAGTAAACAACATCATCCCCTACCGAAAATTCTTCTTTAGCGTACTGAATGATTGCAGATCTAATCTGATCTTCGCCATCCGCAGGAAATAGTTCACTTGTAGTTAAATCAATCGTAACATATACAGTAACAGGGGTAGGTCTTTCAAAGAAAATGGTTTTAGGAAACCCTTGGCTATCAACAATATCCGCACTTGCGTTAAGACCTACAGACGCAGATATACCATACGGTTTATTTTTCCATATAGTTTCAGCAATCTTTTGCTCCTCACCTCCAAGAATTACTACCATGTAACTGTGTGGAGTTAATCCATTAGCATCTGTAGATTCTGTGTCATTTTCATACACAGCTAAACTATCCACTCCCTCTAGATTGAGTAGTGCAGAATATAAACTGTCAAGTAGATTACTGGATCGTTCAAACTTTGTATTTCTAAATTTCAGTCTCAATTCTTCATCTGTTTCAACATCCCTACCTCCCGTAGAGGGGTTAGGATTAGTTACGCTATCCCATCCTAATACTGGTGTCTTAATGACATTTAAACTATTAGACTCGGCACTCACCACACCAACCTTCTGTGATACCATTGTTGATGACTTGGTTACTTTGGTAAGTGTGAACTTTGGGTCAAATGTTATGTTAGATTTTTGAGAAAGATCTACTTTAGTGACAGTTAAAGTTGATCCTATAATGTTTGCTATTAACAAAGGATGAGATGAATCTACTATAGCTTTTATTGCAGCTTGAATACTTGCCACAGTAGCCCCTGCAACAGAGGTGTAAGATACAGAGTTTGTAGTCACACTATTTAGTGAGTATGTGAAAGAATAAACAGAAGATTCGCTGACTGTGTTTATTTCTAAATCCCACCCAATTACAGAGGTTGTATCCAAGATAATAGGGGTTAGTGTCTCAAAGGTGAAAGGGCTTACGTTACTACCAACAACTGATCCAAGAGGGATAGTTGTACCATAATCCCCTTTGAATACCCCTACAGTCAGTGCCGCACTTGCTTTGTTTCTACTAATGCCTCCGTATTGCACTAAATTGTCCAGTGCAACATCTGTTGCTGTGTTAGGATCAAATGCTGAGTAAAGAAGTTGGGCTTGCTCCCATAGGGCTGCTGACGCTGGAGAGAACAGGTTTATGAATCGACCAATCGTAGAACTATCTGATGTATCTACAATGTCGTTTACCCCAACCAAATCTTGAAAAATAGATGCAGCTAAAGTTCTTTGCTCTTCAAGTACATCGGGAAGCCTTTTTAAATCAAAGCCTGTTGCGGATAAACCTTTAGGCATTCCTCTTCTCCGTTAAGTATTTATGGAAATTGTTATGATTGGTGAAATTAAAGATTTATCGTTTTTGGCTCTGAACCTTAATTCATAAGTATTTTTTGAAAATGTTGAGTTGAAATCTAAAATTTCAGTAACACCGTCCTCCAGATATATAATTTGTTGGAAAATGTTATCAATTTCTTGCTTTCTGATTTTCTTACCTAATATCCTTTGAAAATAAGGTACGCCGTAGCTTGTATTGAAATCATACTCACCTTGAAATGTTTTTAATCTTATTTGCAATCGTTGTGCAACTACATCAAAATCAGTAGTGGTCACTGGACATTCTCCGTTAATGAAAAGAACATCCCCGTCATCCCCTAGTTTTACATCCATTAGTTGGGTGCCTCGCTTGTAATTGTAGCTCCACCAGTCTGAACACCTATGACTTTATGCTCGTGACTAGTCACACTTACTCCACCGGAAGAAACATCACCAGATGCTGTAATAGATCCAGTTTGTGTGGTGTTACCTGTGTGTACTATGTTACCTGTCCAATTTGTAGTGGTAGCGTCTATATTCAATTCTGGGGTTTTTATTGACACAGAGTCTTGTGCATTTACTTCAGCATTGTGGCAATTGATAATTACCTTTCCATCAGACTTCAGCCTTATCTCTACTTCAGATGGTTCACCAATATTATGGGCAACAACCAAATCTTTTGTACTATGAGGGTGAGTTCTTTTATTTGGATTGTTGATTGCATTCTTTCTTGGGAATAACCCTATTAGGGCTACACAGTCTTTTTGATCGTACTTGGCATGGTTGTTGGGGGTAGATGGCCTACCGTCCCCTTCCATGAACATCTCCATTGCCCTCATAGAGAACATCAACCAAACAGTGTCCCCTGCATCTATAGGCATTGTTATGGCCGACGTAGAGGTGGCTGGCATGATCACAGGGACATTTAATATGGTAGGCCTAGGGGAACTATCCCCTCCTTGAAAGAGCTTGTTTAAGCTTGGTTGTACATTGATACGCTGTTCCTTGAAGTCATCTACTACAGACACTACAACAGCAGGCATCATAGTATAGATGTCATTCATCTCTTTCCAGAAGCTTGAGCTTAGCATCTTTTCCCAATACGTATCAACAGCCATTACAGTTTACCTTATTTATTTTTAACAACCTTCTCAATTGCACTACAACTTACTTCCTGAAGCCAATCACCGTTTCTCCAACTACCAGAGTACCTAATGGAGTCAACCTTATACCAACCAGTTATCTCTGTATCTTCCAGCTTAATAATCTCGCCAGCACTGACATTGGGATTAATTAACATGGAGAACTGAACTGATTGTTTCTTAACTGGATCTTGGGGTGCTCTATCAGCTTCACCAGACACATAATAAGGTATTTCAATTAAACCGGAAGAAGGGCTTATAACATAAGCTGTATTGAAGTTTTCAGTGGATGCCCTGTCTTTATTATTTACATAAAGGGTATCACCATCTAATCGCCATTCTAGACTGTAAGTTTTACTTAGGCGATCCAATTCAGATCTCAGGGAACCTGACAGAGAATAACCATTAATAAGTACACTGTTGAGGTTGCTTCCGTTATAAACACCACGGGAAATGTTAGGGAAAGATTTTTTCAATTCTTCCACAACATCTTTAACTGTTTTACCAGCGGGGACTAATTTCTGAAGGGTGGAGTGATTAAGTTCGGTATACCCTGCACCCATAACTAACTGAGTGACCCTTTCTGTCCCCTGTTTACGTGTGGAAACATTGACAACTTGCCCAGCGAACAAGGTAGCCATATTCCCCAACGACTCATAACCAACTTCAAACACTGCTGCTGGGTAGTCTGTTTGAAGAATCTTTAAACTTTGGTTTGATAGATTGGTAACTTCAATGGATGCTGAGTTGGAATTGTTAGTGTTGTCTGAAGACTTACTGATATCAAAACTAACTTGTAACCCCTCTATCAGTAAACCGTTTCCTGTCTTATAATCTCCTATCGTCAGTTTGTACTCTCTATTCCGTTGTGTCGAAGCCATATACATAACTCAAGGTGTAGTATCTATCTATTTTATCAGGGTAAAGTTTATAGTATTCCACATCCACAGAAGTACCTTTAGGGAGAAGAACAAAACCTCCTGTAAGGTTTTTTATAATGTAATCTCTACCTATCGGATAATTAGGGACTAACCCTAATCCTGTTTTAATTGGTTCACTGTCCTGATCATAGATACTAAGGGTGTATAGTTTCATTGTTTC